CCATACAAGGAGTGTGATCTTTGCCTGAACTAAAACGTTCCGTTAAATCGCTTGATGAAGTCCCTGAAGCTATTCGAAGCTTTTACACTAAAGGCCAGGATGGCGATTTCGTGCTAGAGGTCCAGGGAGTCGTTGACAAAAAGCGTCATGACGAAATGCGTGACAACAACGTTGCCATGAACAAGAAGCTGGAAGAGCTGTCGAAGCAGTTGGAGTCGTTGAAGGGCATCGACCCGGCGAAGTTTCGGGAATACGAAGAGCAGGCGCGGCAGATCAACGAGAAGGAACTGATTAAAAAGGGCGACTTCGAAACCCTCGTGGCACAGCGCACAGCGGCCATGAAAAAAGATCTAGAAGATAAGATTGCCGCACAGGCTGAGACGATTAAGAATCTCGAAAGCGAAAAGACCAAGGCCTACGGAGAGCGCGATAGTTACATTGTGGAATCTGAATTGCGTAAGGCCGCAGAACACCCTGAGGCTGGGTACAACCCTGGCGTTGCGGACATTCTGCTCCCTCACGTGATGAAAGAATTCACGATCAAGGACGGCAAAGTGACGCGGGTGAAGCCGGATGGCACCGTGGTCTATGGCAAAGATAGCAATCCCGCGACGATCCAGGAGTTTTTGCAGGATATGTCGAAAGATCGGCCCTGGATGCTCAAGCCTAGCTCGGGGAGTGGGGCGCAAGGTAACAACGGCAAAGGTGCCGCGAATGGCAAGACCATGAAACGGGCGGATTTCAACGCGCTCGATCCTGTCGCGCAGCATGCGTTTGCGGTGGCAGGCAAGGGTGCGGTTGTCGATTAAGTGAATGAATCCACATTGGCCGGTGGCTGATGTGGCGTGTGAGTCTTCAGAAGTCCCTCGCCGGTGGCCAGGGCAACTCCAACGGGGTTGGAGTGGGTGCAAAGGCATTCGCTCATTAACCAAAAAGGAGTTGTCCCGTGGCTACTATTACGAATCTCATCCCGACCATTTACGAAGCGCTTGATGTCGTCTCCCGCGAACTCGTGGGCATGGTGCCGTCTGTCGCGTTGTCCGCCTCTTCGCAGCGAGCGGCCAAAGATCAAACCATCACCAGTTTCGTGGCCCCGGCTGCATCCGCTGGCGATATTACCCCGGCTGTCGCGCCGCCGAACGATGGTGACCAGACCATCGGCAACGTGCAGATGTCCATCTCCAAGGCGCGTCGGGTGCCGGTGCGCTGGAATGGTGAGCAGTCCTTGTCCCTCAATGCGCCTGGTGGCCCTGGAAGGAATAACATCCAGCGGGATCAGTTTGCGCAGGCCTTCCGGACCTTGGCGAACGAGATTGAGGCCGACTTGGCCGCGCTGCATATCTATGCCTCTCGTGCGGCGGGAACGGGTGGGACGACTCCCTTTGCCTTCTCGGCGACTCGCAGCGGATTTGAAGATGTGGCCGATGCCCGTAAGGTCTTGGTCGATAACGGTGCGCCGCAGTCCGATATTAACCTCGTGCTCGGGACCACGGCTGGCGCGAAACTCCGCTCCATCGGGCAGCTGAACAACGCCCAAGCTTCTGCCGATCAGAGCTTCCTGCGTCAGGGCATCTTGATGCCCATCCACGGTGTGGATATGCGGGAGTCCGGCCAGATCAACAGCTTCACCAAGGGAACTGGCGCCAACGCGACCACGGATGCAACGGGCTATGCCATTGGTGCAACTACGATCACTCTGGCCTCTGCCGGAACTGGCGAAATCAAGGCCGGTGATGTGATCACTTTCGCGGGTGATGCCAATAAGTACCTGGTGGTCACTGGTGATGCCAACGTGGCCGGTGGTGGCACGCTGGTCCTAGCTGCTCCTGGGTTGCGTCAGGCCATTGCAGCGTCGGCAACCAACATCACGGTGGAAGGCTCATCCGTCCGCAACATGATCTTCCATCGCAATGCGATTGTGCTGGCCACTCGTCTCCCGGCGCGCCCGGAAGAGGGCGACTTGGCCGAAGACGTGATGACTTTCACCGATCCGCGATCCGGGTTGAGCTTCGAAGTCGCGCTCTATAAGCAATACCGTCAGGCGCAGTACGAAATCTCCATCGCCTGGGGCGTCAAAGCGGTCAAGACCGAGCACATCGGCATCTTGCTCGGCTAAGCAGTTCTGTGAATCGGGCGGGAGTCTTCGGGCTCCCGCCTTCTCCTTCCCTACATGAGGTCCAGCATGTCATTTCTTTCGACTGTGAAAATCAAAGTGCAGCCGTGCAAAGGGAATGAAGAAGGCATCGTGGTGATCAACGAAGCCGACTATGACCCGAAAAAGCATGAGCTCTACGATCTGGCCAAGGAAGCCGCAGTGAAGGCTGAGGCAGAGGCGAAGAAGGCTGAAGAGGCCAAGGCTGAAGCTGAGCGGCTGGAAAAAGAGAAGGCCGAAAAAGAGAAGGCTGAGAAGGAAAAGGCCGAACAATCGAAGGACGAGCAGAAGCGGGGCAAGCGATAAGCAATGGCATTAATCGCTACTCCAGGCGCGGTCGATGCGAACTCTTACGCAACGCTTGCGGAGGCCAACGCTTATCACGCGCAGACCTTGAACGCCTCAGCCTGGACGGCAGCGAGTGATGCCAATAAAGAAATCGCCTTGCAGTGGGCGACACGTATTCTGGATGAGCAAGTGGAATGGGTCGGAGAGATTGCGTCAGCCGATCAAGCCCTTCGCTGGCCGCGTTTCGATGTCTATACCCGCGATAACGTGTTGCTCGATTCCGATTCCATCCCGGTGTTTCTGAAGAATGCCACGGCTGAACTCGCGAAGCAGTTGATTGCCAGTGACCGGACCGCCGAATCAAGCAGTGTGGGTATCGCTGAGTTGACCGTGGATGTTGTGCGGATTGTGTTCGACAAGAACGAACAAAAAGCCGTCTTGCCGCCTGCGGTCTACAACATGGTGAAGGCCTATGGCATGGCTAGTGATGGCTCTGGATTTTCAATGGCAAGGCTGATTCGAGCATGAGCTTACGTGCCCTAGTCCAAGATGCGGTGCTGGCCGGCTATAGCGCCCTTGGCGACATTCCGGAGTCCGTGACGTTCTCCACGAAGACACAAACGGTCTTCAATCCAACGACCGGACAAGTCACTAGGCCAGCGTCGAACTACGGTGTGTCGATGGTCTTTGCGCAGTACAACCGGCATGAAATCGACGGCGAGATGATCAAGCCGGAAGACATGAAGGGGCTTTTACCGACAAGGGATCTCGGCTTTTCTCCGCAGATTGGAGACACGATTACGCGAGGCAGCGCGGTGTGGTCAGTGAGGGATATTGGTATTGATCCGGCGCAAAGCCTCTATATTCTTCAATTGAGGAAGCCGTGAGCAGCGGATTTACAAACGGGCATGAGTTCAACGCACAGCTCACGAAGTTTGCGCGCAAAATTCAGGTGGCGCCGCAGAAGGTCGTCAAGAAAGTCGCGTTCCAATTGTTTCGACGGATCATTGAGAAGACCCCGGTTGATACCGGTAGGGCGCGGGCCTCGTGGAATATCGCGATCGGTAGCATCAATCCATCGATTGCACCTGACGGACAGCACCAGAAAAACCCATCAGCCTTGGCCGCCAAGGCGACTACCGTTCTCGCTGGATATGGTGCGGATGGTCGGCTCCCGGCGGTCTGGATCTCGAATAACCTGCCCTATATCGGTGAGCTTGAGAACGGGCACAGCCAGCAAGCCCCAGCCGGCATGTTGAAGCTATCCATCATGGAAGAGGAAGCGGCGTTTAATCAGGCGTGGCGGGAGGCCATGAGCCGTTGAGTTATGCCGACGAAGAACGCGCCATTCACGAACGACTCACCACGAATTGGACGACGACGCCCATTAAGTATGGTGACGCGCCGTTTCAACAACCGTCCACGGAATGGATTGCGGTCTGGATACAAAACATCGAAGCCCGTCAAATCGATCTCGGCGTCACAAATCCCCTGGTCAGGCATGACGGCAGGATCGTCATGCAAGTCTTCGGGCCATCAGCAAGCGGGGTGCGGCTGCTCAAGCAATATGCCGACACGTTGGGAGCAATCTTCGCCGGGCAACAGTTCTCCGCAGGAAGTAGCGGCACAATTCGATGTCGGCGCGCCACGGTTCGCACGTTGGACGCGAAGAACGGATGGGCACAGGTCAACGTAGAGATTCCCTTTTCCAGGGACAAACATCTGTAGAGGAGTAGGCGCATGGCTCAAAGTGAATCGAACAGAATCTCTCTGAAGATCAGTGAGGAAACGACCTGGGGGGAAACTCCCTCGTCTCCGGCCATGACGCGCATTCCGTACCTCAGTGATTCCCTCGTTCATGACAAGCGGACGGTTCAATCCAACGTCTTGCGGTCAGATGCCATGCGAGATGGGCAAGTGGAGGTCGGTGTCTCAGCCGGCGGGGAAATCCCGTTTGAATTGCGCTTCACCGATTTTCAAGTGCTGTTCAAGCAGGCCCTTCGCTCGTCATGGGTGACGGCGACAAAGACCGGCGCCGGAACTACGAACGATTTGGCCTTCGCTGCGGCTGGCGGTGGAGTGCAGGTCATTACCGGCCCGTCTGGGTGGACGGATGATTTCGATCTCAACGCCTGGGTGCGGGTGAAGTCTGCTGCACAAGCTGCGAATAACGGCATCTTTAAGATCAGCGCGAAAAGCGCGACGACGTTGACGATCTCCAATTCGGCTGGTGTGGTCGAAGCCGATTCGACCGCCGTCATTACGATGAAATATCTCCGCAACGGGACCACCAAGCAGAGCGTGCTGATTGAGAAGGCGTATGAAGACCTGTCGAACACCTACGAATACTTCACCGGGATGCGGGTGGCTGGCTTCTCGTTGAATGTCCAGACGGAGCAGATTGTCACCGGCACCTTCCGGTTTATGGGGAAGCAAGGCTTTACCTCGACGGCGACGGTCTCTGGATCGATCGTCGCAGCCTCTAATAACGACTCTATGAACGCCTCAGTCAATGTGGGGAACATCATGGAGAACGGGGCTTCGCTCTCGACCGCATTGAAGTCTTTGACCCTCGATTTTAATAACAACCCGCGCACGTTGCAGGCCATTGGCAATAAAGCCGCAATCGGGGTAAATCTCGGCAGCATCGAAATCAAGGGGCGGGTCGAAGCGTATTTCGAGAACCTGACGCTGCTGGATAAGGTGCGCAACCATACGGTCTCAGGCCTGTCCTTCAGAATGACCGATCCAGCCGGCAACGTCATGATCTTCAACGTGGGGCGGTTGTACTTCTCTGGTAACCCCACGAATCCAGGCATTAACCAGGATGCCATGTTGCCCTTGGATTACAGTGCCGAACGTGAGCAAACCGACAGCTTCATGCTGCAAATCGATGCCTTGGCCGCATAAGGAGACTCATGAAACTCAGTGATGCGTTTGGGGTAGACAAAGAACTGGAAGTCAATGGGGTGTGGGTGCCGCTGAAGTCCATGCGGTTTCTCATTGCCCGCCTGGGTAATCCGAAATTCAAAGCCCTGTATCGGAAGGCGCTGGAGTCGAAGCAGGCGTTCTCTCGCTTCGCCGGGGCGGATGATGATCAAGAGATTTTCTTGGAGTGCATGTCCAAAGCCGTGCTCCTGGATTGGGATGGAGTGGACGGCGAAGACGGCAAGCCGTTGCCCTACTCGCCGGAAGTGGGATTGCGGGCGATGAAGGACGACCAGCTATTCGCGGATTTCGTGTCCGAGGCGAGTCAGAAGCTCGACCTGTACAAGGTACAGCAGCGCGAGACCACAGAAAAAAACTCACGCAAGCCCTGACGTGGAGCCTGCGTCTTGGCGAGAACGCGGGATGGCTCGCAAAGGTGGCTCAGGAGCAAGGGAAACAGTTTGCCTCACTGGTCGATGCCCCGAGTCTGACACTCTATGAAGACTTTTACTTTCAGGCCTTTCAAGAACTCACCGGAAGTCGGATGTCCAACGGCTTCGGAGTGGCGCCGATCATGCTGAGCGAACTCATGGCCTATGCCGATTTGTATGCGATCCACCACGGTGAAGAGCGGATGGAGTTTGTGAGGTATCTGCGGGTGATGGATGCGGCCTATCTGAAGAATGTAGCTTCGAAGGATTCTATATCGAATGGCTGAAGAAGCGATTCTGAAAGTCCTCATTGATGCGTTGGGGGCTGAATCTGGGGCAACTGCCGTGACGCGCGCCATGGACCGCATGCGGCACAGCTTCATAGAAACCTCGGCAAAAGTCTTCGTCGTTCAGCAGGCTCTGGTGAAATTGTGGGATTCCGCCAAGCAAGGGGCAGACTTTGAAGAGAGTTTCGACCGGCTGAATGCGCAAATGCGGCAGTGGAATTCGAACGCCACCTTGATGACCAACGAAATCCGAAACATTTCGAATGGTCAATTGAATCTGGCCAATTCTACACAACTCGCCAGTCGTGCGTTAGCGATGGGTCTCGACCCCAGCCAAATCCGCACCTTCACGCAAGCCGCGGACTTGTTGGGCGATGTCATGGGGACGGATCTGAAGACGGCCTTCGATCAGATCCTCCAAGGCCTCGCGACTGGCCGGACGCAGATGCTCGCGAATATTGGCGTCCATCTGGACTTAGAAAAAGAAGTGAAGAATCTCGCGGTTGCCACGAATCGCACAACCGATCAAATCACCAAGCAAGAGCGGGCGGCGATTGGGGCGAAAGCGGTGATGGAGCAGTTGGGAGGAACACTGAATAAATTCGCCTCGGATTCTGTATCTGACGCTGACAAGCTCGCAGCAATGGAGGCGAGGTTTGACAATTTAGTGCTGAAGGCGCAGCGGCTCGCCAAGACGTTGGCAGTCGAGCTTGCCGATGCCTGGGATAAGTATATTGCTCAGCCGTATGCCGAATCCTTGGAAGCGATGAATAGGACGATTCCTGGGAAGCTCGAACATCCTATTACGCAGGAGATTATGGGACGGGCGGTTGTGTCTGAGACGCTGGGAGATTTATCAGGCGCGAGGGAGCGTGCCGGCATTGGTCTTCGGCCAGTGAAGGAAAAGCACGATGGATTAGATCCGAAACTTCAACAGATCCTTGCAGGGGGGGATCTGGAGCGAACACGGAGCGCGCTAGACGCTGCAGAGAAACAATACAGTGAGAGTTACGAGCAGCGTCTCGGTGCCTTGCGCGGGTTTGTGCAGGAATACCGCATGACCGAAGTGGAGGCGATGATTCAAGAGGTAGAAGTCGAAAAAGAACGCGTGTTGAAACATCGTGATTTCCTAGACGTGCGAATTGCCGCTGAAACGGCTGCATTCGAGCACAGTAAAAAGCTTGGCTTCGATACCACCGAAGAGAAGTTTCAGGCAGAGCAGAAGTTCAATACGACGATTGCCTCACTACTCCAGGAACGTGCGCAAACGAGTGAGCATTGGCATACCGTGACGTGGGAAGGCGAGCGGAAGATATTTGCGGCACGAAAAACGGAGCACGACAACGAAGAAGCCTGGCTCAACGAGCATCGGGCCTTGCAAATCAGCTTAGATCAGCAGCGGAGAGCGAAGGCCTTTGATGATGAAGTGGCCTACTTCCAGGCGTTGAAGAGCTATCGGGAATTCAACCTGGAGTCGGAAGCTTCGATTCTGGAAGCGGATCTCGAATTGACCAGAGCGAATCTGGCGAAGAAAACAGAACTGACGCAGGAGGAAGCGGGACGGTTGCTGATTGCGTGGCAAAATCATGAAATCGACTTGGCTAACGACATTCTCAATCGGACACATCTGACCGAAGCCGAACGTTCGACCATTCGCCTGCAATACCTGCAAGAGTCCAGGGAAAAAGAACTCGCGGCCTCAAATGATGTCGCCGAAGGCTGGGTGCGCGGCATGCGGCGGTATATCAAAGATACACAGTCCGGATTCGGCATGGCGGCAGATATGGCTCGTCGTACTGCCCAAATGATGGAGCAAAGCTTCGGGAAGTTCTTCTTTGATGCGATGGAAGGGAAAATTCAGTCCTTCAAAGACGTCATGAAAAGTTTGCTCGATTTCACGAAGCAAATTATGTCGCAGATCATGGGCCAGTTGATTACGCAGACGGTGCTGAAAGGTGTGATGGCTGGATTCGGTGGAGGATTCGGCAATCCCGGTGCCGATGTGACGGATCTTGGCCGTGGCATTGGCACATTCAAGACTGGCGGAACTGACTTCATGGTGAATCTTCCCGGTATGGCGTCAGGCGGTATTACGAACGGACTGACACTGGCAGGAGAGGCCGGTCCGGAGGCTGTGGTCCCGTTGCCTGGTGGCCGCTCAATCCCCGTGCAGTGGACTGGGGGTCCATATCAGCAAGCGGGAATGATGCCTACCAAGATGTCCATGCCGGTGACGGTGAACGTCCATAACGAAGTGGGTGGGGAAGTGGAAACGACCACCTCGCGCGGATCAGACGGCAACCCGCAGATCGATGTCTATATCAAGAATGTCGTCAAGCAGGGGATGAGGAATGGGGAGTTTGATCAGTCCATGAAGCAATTCGGCTCAAAACGTCAGCCGGTGAGGCGCTAATGGATAGCTGGCCTGGATCACTACCGACCAGACCATTAGAGGACGCCTACGAAGAGACGTGGCGGGACTCTCAGGTGCGCTCGAGCATCGAAGGCATGCCCTTAGTGCAGCGGCAA